GGAGTTAAAAAAAGGAGCACCAGATGACGGACAATCTGATACAAGCAAGAAACCAGTGTAGAATAGACCTCTCTGATATGGATGGGTCATTCTTAGATGATGACCAGATAGACCGAGCATACCAGAGAGCTGTAGATGATGTGACCAGGTTTATGCCAGATGAGGATGTCTATGAGCTTACTCTGGTCTTTGCTGTCTCTGCTGAATCATTCACTACTGCTGCTGCTCATGGTACTTGGGCATCTCTGGCTAACAAGCCTATTAGGTATCAGTCTGAGACAGTAACATCAGCAGATGGTCTAACTACCTACACTAGAGATACTGACTATTACATGGATTACTTCAATGGCAAGATAACAACCATCTCTGGTGGTAGTATGGTAGTAGCTACAGCTTATCTGATAAGTTATGACAAGTCCAAGATAGCGGTAGATATCTCAGCTATCATCTCTGACCTGATAAGAATCCAGCATGTAGAATACCCAGTAGGCAATGTTCCTCAGAAGTTTGCTTCCTACTCTATATGGGGTGATTCTCTCTATATAGGCAGTCAAGAAGCCAAGACAAATCAGGCTCAACTGGCAGATAATAATCATGTAGCTATCTACTATGAGAAGCCTCATACTATGCCAACAGTTACAGCAAGAGGTAGCTATCCAGCATTCTTAGACCAAGTAGTAGCTCTAGGAGCAACAGCCTACATGCTCTATATGGAAGCCGTTCAGCAGGAACTTCAGGCAGTAACAGACTTGGCTAGTGCTAGGACTGCTCTTGGTTATCTTGCTGCTATCCATGTTCTCTCTGATGCTGCTTTGGATAAGGTTAATACATACCTAGCTTCCCAAACCTCAGAGAATACTAACTACTGGCTGGGCAAGATAACCACAGATGCAGCTACCCTGAGAACTTTGATAGCTTCTACTCTGGTAGCTGTTGAAGCACAGATACCTCTGGCAGATGCTAATGTAGATTCTGCTGATGCTGTTACTACTACTACTTATACTGATGCAGCAGCAGCATTCCTAGCTCTAGGTGATGATAAGATTAATGTAGTCAATCTTGGAGAATCTGTAGCAGCAGAGTATAGACAGTATGCGGTCACAGAATTGCAGATGGCTGATATTATTCTCAGAGGTAGAGAAGATTTCCTGGAAGCTGCCACTAAAAGGTCTAGCTTGATTGGTACTGGTATACAGGCAGCAGCAACCAGATTGAATCTTATGGAATCTTATCTTACTCAAGCAGAAGCCTACCGTAAGATGGGAGAGACCTTTATCTATGAGTCTACTGGTAGACTTGGAGAGATGGACAGATATATCTCAGAAGCTACCAAGTATGTAGAAGCTGCCCAGCAATGTCAGTATCTTTCAGAGAAGCTGAGAGCTGATGCAGACTCTAAGAGGAATGAGTTCTGGACTATTCTTAAGGATAAAGCAGAGTGGAAGAAGAGAGCAGCATTTGTTCCAGTAGTACAGGCTAACAAATAGCTAAGAGTTCTTCAAGTAACATTCATGTAGAGCTTGACAGGTAGGGCATTTTACTTGGTTCTGGTATCTGTCAAGCTCTATTACTGTCTTGCAGAATGGGCAGGTAAGTACATATTTGGTTATCTTCTTTACTGCTTGTCTGTCATAGATACTCATTCCAATCCCTCCAGCATATAAGACTTACAGGCTTTTAATTGCTGTTGTTTTGATAACTCATCACAATCATCACCAATTGCCCCCGTAGTGGCATAGATGGCTCAGGCTGTGGGGCTACTGGTATTGCATCGTCACGCATTCCACATACTGCCTCTCCTTGAGCATTGACATATTCATTCACATCATTGCAGATAGGATTACCTTCCTTATCCCTGCCAGCATATTTACAACCCGCATACTCACAGCCAGACTTATCCTTTGGGGATGGCTCTACATAGGGAATACAGATGTCACAATGTTCTCCATGCCCTTCAGCACAAGCACGACTCCATTGATGGGCTTTCTTATATGGACACATTGAGTTAAAGAGTTCCTTGCATCTATCAGGATTTTTGCATATCATCATCTGTGGCTTCTTATCCATTCTTCTACTCCCATCTATTCATATACTTAACTTTAAGTGGTGTATAGAAAGGTGCTATATGGCTCATAGCTTCTGTAGGTATCTGAACATGTCCATCTATTAGTATCTCATCATGTACTTGCAATGTCAGGTCAAAGTCTTTACAGATAATCAGACCTCTCTTTAGTATCTCAGCAGCAGTTCCCTGACAAGGATAATCAACAGCCTTTCTTTCTATGCTGCCATAGTCAGACTCATAATCAGAGACAATAGGTAATCTTCTTCCAAAGACTGTGATAGCTACAGGAGACCTGTGAGTAGCTTCATATTGCTTCTGTCTAATCCAATCTCCAGCTTCTGGGTAAGCATCAAACCAGCTTTCCTTCAGTCTAGCAGCCAGCTCAATATCTCCATTCAGGTTAGCTGTCTCCATAATAGTCTGTGCTGTACCACCATATATCATAGCAAAGTTTACATTCTTTGCCAGCTTTCTTGGTATATGCATGAAGTCTGCTGTAGCTTGGTGAATGTCAGCTCTGGGGTCTCCTTCTGGCAGAGAGTATATCCAGTTCATCTGTCTATCCTGAGATAGATAAGCCAGACATCTCAACTCAGTCTGAGACCAGTCAGAGTCTGTCCATTCACCATTATCAGGAAGAAGAATCTTTCTCATGAATGGTGGAATGTTCTGCATGTTTCTGTCTGTACTGCTAGGTCTACCTGTCCGAGCATCTCCATGATATCTGGTATATGCTCTCTCTTCCCCAGCATAAGGCAAGATGTAGGTAGACATGAGCTTATCTTTCTCTCTATATCCTAATATGATATCTATGATAGGATGGTTAATCTTTCTGAGAGTCTTCTCATCAGTCTTATATTGCTGGGATTTCTTATTAATAGGAGCTTTCTTGAACTCAGAGTACATGCCATGCTGTGCCAGCCATTGTCCAACTTCTTTGCTAGAGCTAACTCTAAATCCCTGAGCTGTAGCTGTGCTCTCATAGAAATCTACATCCTTCTGTATCTGGTCTTGTATTTCTGCTCTAGCTGCTTGGTCTATCTTCATACCTTGCTGGGACATTCTCTCCAAGATAGTCCAAGCTTGCATCTCTATGCTAAAGTAGTTCAGGTCTATCTTGGGTAGATAGTATTCATAGAGAGCATAGGTAGCCATAGCATCCTGCATACATTTCTTGGCTACTGCATGAGCTGGTATATCAAGCATGGTTTTCTTACCTTTACACTCTACATCATCTTGTATCTTGATTTTGCTGCCATCTTCTAGAGTAACAGTTATCCATTTAAGTTTGGTCTTGACTACTTTACCCAGCATGTCTTTAGCAGAATGTACTTCCATATTAACTAGAGGAGCAAGGTCTTCTAGTGTATTCTCTGTGCTGCAAGATAGCAATGCCATGACATGAGTATCTCTGATGTTAGAATAGTCTACCTGTAGACCTCTAAGTACATACAAGTCAAACAGAGCATTGTGAAATATTTTAGCTACTGCTGGGTCTTGAAGAAGATGCATAGGCAGCAGAGGAGACTTCTCAGGATTTATCTGGAAGCAGAGAGCCTGAGTTCTGGAGAATGCTATAGCAATACAGAGTAGGGTAGTATCTTCCAGGCTAACAGTTTCTGTATCTATGGCTATCAGTCTGGGATTCCTGTTTACTACCAGCTCTTGGAAGATACCTTTGTATGGTTCTTCTTCTCCAAGATAGTAGAACTTGTATTCAGAGTCTTGTGTGAAGTGCATATTATCTCCTGTTTAGAATGGAATCTCTTCATTCTCATTTTCTGTGACACTTTTATGAGCATAACCTTCTAGGTCAAACTTTCTACCAGTAAAGACTTCCTTTACTTGCTCATCTTCCTTAACCAGAATCTTTATTCTATCTCCATCTATGATATGAGTAAGAGATTTCTGACTAGTAGTTCCTGAGTATAAGATTATTAGTTGTTGCATTATCTTTCCTCTACTACTTTCTGTATATATCTGGCTATAGTTCTGGCATGACACCTTTCTGGCACACACCAGCAGAATAGACCTAGCTGATGATAGATTCTATACTGTAAGATAAGTAAGTCAAGATAAGTCTTTACTTTGGGGTCTTTAATCATCTCCTCAAAGTTCTTCTCATACATATCACAAGCTTGGTCTCTTGTCCTAGCAACATGAATAAAGAATGGATTACCAAGAGGGGTAGACCTATCTACCTTGAAGTCATATCCTTGTGCTGGCTTGTGATGCTTTAGATTATAGATTGTTATTGCACCTTCAATCAATGTCTCTTCTCCCAACTGCTTCTAATAGCTTTCTAGCAGTACCTTTCCCAACATACTCAGTCTCTGCCAGTTCTTCTGGGTCTTGCTGTAATACTGCCCAGACTGTCTTGTATCTAGCTATCAGAGCCTTAGCTTTCTTCTCACCAATCTCTACCTTATAAGCAGAGCCTAAAGCTATCATAGCAGCAACCTGTGGATTCTTCTCTTCCAGAAATATCTTTTCTTTGATATACCTCTTCATTGTTCTTCTATCAGGGTCAAGAGAGTTCTTGAACAGAGCAACTATAGTAATAGCTGTAGCTCTATAATCAGAGGTCTCTACTATAGTTATTCCACACTTATCTATGCTACTCTTCCAGCTTTGGTATCTGCCATAGCTGAAGTCATAAGTCCTGCTGGGTACTAGGATAGCCTTATCCTTCACATGCCTGAATGTTTGTATCTGTGGGGTAGCACGGTCAGAGGCTTCATACAATCCTTCTACCAGCAGCATGCTCTCATCAGCATTAGGAAACTCTCTGGTAAGCTGCTCCTCTACCCCATCTATATCAGCCAGGATTTCATTTATCTGCTTTCTCTCTATCTGTATCTTGTGACCATCACAGGCTATCCAGCAGTAGTCAGCAAGACCAAGATTGACCAGAGATGTTCTGGTAACTTGCACAGACTGAGCAAGTAACTGCTCTATCTGTACTGGCTCAAAGGTATCTATGAAGAGTGGGGGTATCATCTTATCTTCACAATCTGGTAGTCTATCATATACCCAAAGAAGATAGCTACCACAAAAGTTATGCCAGCACATGCTAGACTCTTATCTACATCCCCTATTATAGCATAGAAGCAGGGAGCTGACATACCTGAGACAAATAGATTCCTCATGAGAATGATAAGTAATCTTCTCATCTTAGCCAGTTACCCTAACTTGATATCCAAAAAGATATAGGCTCTTAGGATTCTTTGGTAAGCATAATTCTTGCTTTAATTGAAAGTATTCATCTGTTGTTAGGAGAATATAGTCTATCTTATTATTGTTAGTTCTCTTAGCATCAAAAAGCATTTCCTGAATTTGCTCTATGATAGTTTTCTTAAACACAAGTTTCATAGCTCTCCTTACATCATCAAGATACAATCTTTAAGTGGGTACATCTTGGGATTGAGGTCTCTGGGCATAATCTTGCTATCTGCAATGGAGTCTACTCTTGCTGCCTTCAGAGCTTGCCACTTGGGGAACTCAGGAGACCAGCCATTAGTAGACCATCTTACAGTTACAGCAACAGGAGCAACTTGAGGTATCTCTTCCCACTCATCTGTCTGTGGTTCAAAGACTATAGCCTTGCTTGCTTCAATATCTATCACAGGATTCAGAGGGTCATTGTTCTTAGTAACTAGCTTGAAGATGAGATTATAGCTATGACCGCCTGACCAGTCTATAACCCACATGATTCCAGTAATACCAGCAAGCTCTGCCATGTGTGCTTTGAAGAAGAAACCAAAGTCATCACAATCTCCATACTCAGCTAGGTATGCTCTCTTATTAGTCCAATCCCAGTTAACTAACTCTAGCTGGTAGTTCCACTCTGCTCCATGATACAGAGCATCAAGAGAAGACCAGTTCTTAGCTAGGTCATACTTCTTGAGTATATTGATATAGTCAGATGCTGTGACTCTGTATACTGTTCCTGCTGGTGGCTTGTTAGCATCCATGATAGTATTAAGATTAAGCAATGCCTGTCTTGCATGTATATCACCAGAGAAGCATTTAGTTACATCAGGTCTCTTCTCTATCTGATGTAAGATATACTTGGTCTGGTTTTCCATCTGGATAACATCATTCTTGAGAGCTGTTACATCTGTCTGTGTCTTAAAGAGTTCTTTACACATGCTTCCCCTTTCTTATTTAGAATTTCTTCTTTCTTCCTAAAAATCCTGCCTTGTGAATTTGCCAAAATAAGGGCATGAAACCTATAACCTGACCTTGTAACCATGCCTGACCTTTCATGCCCAGCCTTGCCAATCCTTGTTCATCGTAGCTTTGAGGCTCTTCTTAGTTAAGCACATCAAAGAGCTTTTCTAGCCCAAAGAGTGGTATAGAGTCTGCTGCTCCATTGTCATAGAGAATAACAGCCTGTATTCTTCTATACTTGGTGCTCCATAAGATACCAGAAACTACACCAGTATCACAGTCATGAGGTTTATAGGTTATGCCATTATTTTTTGCCCTAACTTTGATTGCTTCATGTGTAAGTATAATACTCATGACTCTCCTCTCATCATCTTCTCCATCTTGCTTAGCTTCTCATAGGTAGGGTCAAGCATCTCAAAGCCAGCCATAGCTTGAGTAAATGTCAAGTCTACCTGACAGTAATACTTGGCATCTTTGCCTGCTCCCTTGAGATAGGTATGTACTATCATATCAGCACCATCTCCCAGAGATTTCCAACCACTTCTTTCTTTTCTACCAGTAGGTGCTTTAGTTGACTGCCCATTGACCATAGCATTAGCATACTCTTCCCTGCTATGATGAGTAAGAACAAGATGCTTATCCATAGCTTTAGCATTGTAGACAAAGCCTCTCATTCTTATGTTAGGTTCTTTGTACTCTAGCTCAGTAAGCTGTGCTCTTAGCTTATCAGGCTGTGCTTCCTGCTTCTCTTGCAGATATGCATCTGTAGTTATCTCCCAGAGTAGAGTTCCAGTATCTACTACTATAGTCTTGATGTTAGGGTCTCTGAGAGCTATCACATAGTCAGCAAGAATCTGGTAGTATAACTCTCTCATGCCCACTACTTTCTTGCTGGGAGTAATCTGTAACTTGGCTACATCCAGATTACCAAACTGTAGAGGCATAATATACTTCTTGACTATCACTTGCCCAGAGTTTATCTCAGGCAAGAACTTACTCTTTGCTCTCTCAAAGCCACCAATGTCTATCTCCTGGTAGAGCATAGGCTTAGGAAAGCTAAGAGCAAGAGTTGTCTTGCCAGTCTTGTCGTCACCCCACAAGCCGAATATCATTCTCTTTCTCCATTCATTAGTTTATCAGCATCTTCACCAGAGAGATGTAACTCTATTACTTCTCCCAGTATTCCTTTAGCATAGGTTGGAAAGCAGTGATACACTAGAGCACACCTAGTATTAAGGCAATGTACTTGTCCTATACCTTCTTTATTATGACTCATAATGGGGCATATCTTGTCTGTTACTGGAATCTTGTTATCTGGCATCTTACTTTCCTCTCAGTACAAACCCTACTGGACAGGCATAAGCTACTTCACAGTAAGACTTGCATCTTATATCATTCCATCTCTCTTCTAGAGTACAGGGTTCATCACATTTGCCAGCTTTCAGAGCAGCAGCCAGCTTAGCTTGCTTGTTGTCAAAGAAGCTGGTAATGACAGCATCATCCAGTCTTTGTACTTCTGTCATGTAGATACCTTGCTGTATACCTCTACTGTCAGCAGAGATAGTATTATAATCTCTGCACATTATCTGGAGCTGCATCTTCTTTATCTTGAGACCTTTCTGTTCAAGCATAACTCTATACCTGTTGAGCTGCATCTCTACTTCCCAGAGGTCTTTCTCTCCTACCATAGCAAAGCTATCTACCATCTTGATATCCCCAGCTTTACCCCACTTGCCTGAACTCTTATATCTCTCACCAGAAGGGTCAGGTACTTTCCCAGCTTTGACTATGCCAAGAGCTTTGGCTACTTTATAGCTTCCCCAGACTTTGTAGTCTGAGATACACCAGCCATCTTCGTACTGTTCTAGCAAGTCAAAGATATCTCTGTCCTCAGAAAGTGCTACTTCTGCTGATATGTTAAGCTTTTTAGCTGAATCTTCTAGTTTACCATGCGTGTTGATTCCAAGAAGAATAAAGATTCTATCCTGGAAGCTAATAGAGTAGGGTTGTGTTATCTTTAAGAACTCATACATAGTACCATTAAGAAGCTGTGTTGTGGATGCTACTCCCTTCCAGACTCTATCTTGTGTAAGCAACTGTCTGGTTGGCAGGGTAGCACAAGGATGATTGCAAAGATTAAGACATATATCTATTGGGGTTGTTACTCCTGAAGGGCATCTTACTTCTGTTAGTGGCATGTTATTCCTTTCTATTATATATTACTGGTGAGAGCTAGTGCCTCTTTGAACCAAGACTTTCACTGTCTGCAATGTATGACAGGTAACTTACTTCTGTTCCTTGCAGGTTGGCTACTAGCTCTCTATAGACAAAGCATTACTGCTCTATCTATAATGGTTTTACATGGTATACACCATCTGGTGTATTGGAGACTCTACCTGCTTGAATAAACGGAGTCAAGAAGGTATTGCCCAGAATCTCATTGACTACTTTGGCATCTGCCCTGATGATGGGGTCAGCAAAGACAGCAGTATTCCAGCTCTTCACATCTTTGCCATCAAGCAAGAACAGAGCTTGCTCTATAGCATTGCGTACAGGAGCTGCTTGCTGTGTTTGAGTATTTGCTGGTAATGCAGCTACACCAGCAGTCGGAGATACAGGCATTCCAGCAGCAGTAGGAGTAATCATGTGACACTCCCATGCTAGTCTCGGCATGTTCTTCTTTTCTTTGCTGTTGTACAGCTCATGCATGACTTTCTTGAAGTACATGTACTTGCCCATGCAGTAAGCCATGTTCTGTCCTGCTGGAACAAGCTTGCCAATGGATGCTCCCAGAATTGCCCAGACTGAGCCTTCTCGGTTGCTCTGAGGCATGTCCAAGTCGAAGGCTACTATCTGGAGAGGCTCAGCAGAAGCAAGCACTTTGAGGTCAGAGAACTTCAAGATAATC